CAAAATGAAGATGTGGGGATGGAAATAGAAGAAATAGATAAAGCTGGAGAGTATATAATTTTTAATAGAGCTTGGTATTATATATCTAATATTGATATAAATAATAAAGAAGATAGAGATATTATTAAATTAACGGCAGATGATGAATTACTTTCAGCAATAAAAATTGTATTAAGATTTTTTGAATCCATTGAAGATTATGAAAAATGCTCATTTATTAAACGAATTCAGGACGAAGTAAAACTTTCTCTCGAGAAAGACGTGCCTTCCTAAGAAATTTTTCGTATTTTCTAAACATACAATGAGAACATTGTTAAAAAACATAAAATATTACATATGAGATATAGAGAAAACATTATCAAGAACATAGAACGATTAGAAGCATCGCTTAAACAACTCCATACACATATCAATAGAGGAGGAACACAACAAGAAGCCAATGGGTCATTGGAAAAAAGTGAAGCATTATTAGCAGAGGTGAAATCCTATGTGGAAAGAGAACAAAGAACATTCAACGAATATAAATAAAATAAAATAAAAGTTATGACTTTAACAGCAGAACAAATCAAAGATAATTGGGAAGAATTCTTAGGTTACATTGATACCTACATATCATCTCCCAGGAAAGAAAAGTTAACAGAATTTTATAAGAAATATGAGGAGCGTATTATCCTAATGCCTGCTTCCCATAAATCACAATACCACAACTGCTTCCCAGGCGGTTACGTAGATCATGTAAATAGAGTAGTTAAGGGCTCTCTCGCAACCCACAAGGTATGGGAGGAATTTGGAACAGATACTTCTACCTATACTATTGAGGAATTGGTATTTGCTGCTCTAAACCATGATCTAGGTAAAATTGGGGATGAAAACCATGAAGCCTATTTACCTCAAACTGATGAATGGAGAAAAAAGAATTTAGGTGAAATATATGTTCATAATAAAGCCCTACCATTTACTTCAGTACCTGATAGGAGTTTATTTTTACTTCAATCTCACGGTATTGATTATAGTATAAATGAAATGTTAACAATTAAATTACATGATGGTTTATACGATCCATCCAATGAACCCTATCTTAAAAATTGGATGCCCGAAACTAAACCACGTACATCTTTAGTTTATATTGTACATCAGGCAGATATGATGGCTGCTCGAATTGAATTTGAAAATGAATACTTACCTAAATTTAAGGAAGAAACAACTAAAAAAGATAATTTTAAACTAAATACTAAGAAAACAAAGAAAACTCCAACTAAAACTAAGGCACTAAATTCAGTACCTAAGAATGAAAATTTAAAAGGAGTAATCGATAAATTTTTTGAATAATGAGTTGGGAATTAATAACAATTAATATATTGGGAGGTTTATGCATCGTATTAGGTTTTACAACCTATAATTTGATGACTAAAAATGAAAAATTAGAAGATATTGCTGTATCATATAGAGATTATATAAAAAAATTACAACAGCATATCGAATTTGTTGAAACAAAAGTCCAAAAAATTGATGAAAAAGGAACTTTCCGTGGAGACGATGAAATTGGATGGTTTTTCCAAAATATTAAAACACTCCAAAAATCCATCTCCAAATTTAAAATCGACATTTAATATGACAAAGCCAAGGAGGAAGAAGTCGAAGAACTACTTCACTCAGGATACGGAAAATGCCATAGTACGGTATAATAATGAACCATGTCCTAAAGTGAGAAGTGAAATTTATGAGCGTGAAATTCATTACGCTTTTTTTAAGCTTACAGAAAATATAATTCATACGTTTAAATTTTATTACACAGAAGTAGATGATCTTAAAGACTTACAGCACGAGATAATTACATTTTTATTAAGTAAAATGCATTTATTCGACCCAAGTAAAGGAGCAAAAGCATACTCTTACTTTGGGACTATAGTTAAAAGATATTTAATTATATCTAATACAAAAAATTATAAAAAACGTATAGATACTATTTCAATTAATGAGTTAAATGAAAATAGTAATTACAATGATTTTCTAGACGATAGTGGTTATTCATCCCGAAGAAATTCAATGGTTAATAATTTAAGAGAAGATTATGAAATTGATGATACGCGTTGGGATTTAAAATTTGAAGATAGAGGACCAGATGGTTTAAGAACAAAAAACGACCAATTAGCTGATTTTGTAGATCAATTTGTTGAATATTGTACTGAAAATATTTATATGATTTTTCCAAAAGAAAAAGATGCTAGAATTGCAGATTCAATATTGGAATTATTTCGTAGAAGAGATATATTAGAAATATTCAATAAAAAAGCTTTATATTTCAATATTAGAGAAATGGTTGATGCTAAAACACCTAAAATCACCAGCATAGCCACGAGATTAGCGCGTATTTTCCAGGAAAAATATCTTATATACCAAGAACACGGATACTTCCAATACTAAAAAATTTTCCCTTAAAATATTTATAAAAAAATAATATGGGAAATTTTAATAAAAAAATATTTGGTAAGAAGAAATTTTCTGATATTCTTGAAGAAATTTACGATAACAGCAAGAAGAAAGAAGAACAAATTTCAGTCCTAATATCTGAATTAAGACCTCTAGTAAAAGACATAGGAGATGCAACTCTTATCGTACCTCTAATTAAAGAATATATGGAATTGGGTATTAAAAATGATGAAGCTCTAATTAAAATGTCTGCTATAGTGCAAAGAGCAATGAATGCTAGTGAAGGTACAGGTAGTGATATTACAATTACTGATGCTGAAAAGCAAGCTCTACTTGATACATTAGATAGTATGGAAAAAAAGAAAAAGTAATGGCAACCGACTTAAAATATGGTTTAGCCTCAAATATAAAACAACAATTAAGTGGTTTTAGTAGAGAGAGATTCTCCAAACTCATGGAGATAATTCCTGTAAGGGTAAAGCACATTATTTTAGATGAAAAAGACGATTTATTTAAAGAATTTGGGGAATGGAATTCAATAGGAACTATATTTTACAATTCAGTTGAAAACCCAACACCAAATGATTATTCAAAAAATAATTTTGCTAAATCATTATTTCCAAATACTCAAAATTATCCACTAGTAAATGAAATAGTTTATATAATATCTCTACCAAATCCAGATATACAAGAAAACACAAGTAATAAATCTCAATATTATTTCCAACCAATAAATTTATGGAATAGTGTTCACCACAATGCTATACCTGATAATGTTTGGGAATCTACTTTACCTGAATCACAACAAAAAGATTACCAACAAATTGAAGGAGGTAGTGCACGTAGAGTAACTGATAATAGTACTGAAATTACTTTAGGAGATTATTTTATTGAGCAATTAGATGTACGTAATCTTATACCTTATGAAGGTGATATTATACATCAAGGTAGATGGGGAAATTCAATAAGATTTACAAGTACAAATCCAGGAAATAATAATTGGTCTGAAAATGGGGATGAAGGTGATGCTCTTACAATTATAAGAAATGGACAGCCTACTGAACTTGATACTGATCCATGGGTTCCAATTTCTGAAAATATAAATAAAGATAAGTCAAGTATATATTTAACTACTTCACAAAAAATACCAATTGAAGTTGCAAGTAATTCATATAATTCATATGAAAATGCGCCAACTTTACCAAACGAATATGTAGAAGATCAAGTAATATTAAATTCTGGTAGATTATTATTTAATTCAAAATCAGATTCAATTCTATTATCATCAAATCAAAGTATTAATTTAAATTCTATTAATTCAGTTAATATAGATACACCTACATTATCAATACAATCTGATAAAATATTATTAGGTAGTAAAGATGCTACTGAAGCTGTGCTTTTAGGAGATAAGACAGTTGATACTTTAAAAGATATAGTAACCCAAATAAACAATGTATTTGATTCATTTGCTAAAGTTATTGGTAATATGGGAATTCCATTAATAGAACAAAATGCTGAATCTATAAAGGCTCGTTTAAATTTGGAAAGTATTAAAAACCAATTAGATAATTTAAAATCAGAAACTTCATTTACTAAGTAATGGCTGATATAGGTTTAGGGAGAATATTAATAAGATTATTGACAAATGCAATAAAAGCTTCTTTTAGGGCAGATAAGGCATTAGAAAATTTAATAACCCAATTAAAAGACTCTTGTCCCCCTGAAGAAAGAATCCAACAATTTATAGTTAGAAAAAATAGAATTTCTAATTCTTTAACTCAACTTCAAAAATTAATATCAACCACAGATTTAACAAATAAAACAATTGATAAAATTATTAAAGTATTAAATACTATAATAACTACTATCAAAGCCCTACCTATTCCAACCTCACCAATTCCAATACCTATAAATGTAATAACTATAGCATCAGATGCATTAGATACAGCAAAAAATATTATTGAAAGTGGAAAAGGAGTTACTAATGCTGGTATTAAGGTATTAGCTATAATAAGTAGTGAAATAGAAAAAGTACAAGATAAACTTAATCAAGTTGAACTATTATTACAAGGTTGTATAGAACAATTACCAGAAGAAAAACAACAAGAATTACAAACCTTACTTAATACAACATCTACAGATTCATCTAATCCCACTGATGATAAATTAAAAGGAGAAGATCTATTAGCCAAATTACAACCAAATTCTAATGATCCTTTATTGTATAGAGGATTTAAATTAGAAATTAATCAAAACCCAAACAACCCACTAGAAACAATTCCACAAAGGAGAGTAGTTGGAATACAAGCTGAAACTGATATTTTAACAGTAGCAACTGATTATTCATTTGCTTCAACTACTGAAGTTTTAGTTAATGAAGCTAAATTCCTAATTGATAAATGGTATATAGAACAAGAACCAGTTACAAGTAATATAGATTTAGCTACTATAAAAATTCTAGAAGACGAACCTATCATACCAGAAATACCCGAAGTAGATACATCAGAAGCAGATGCCGCTGCAAAAGCAGCAGAAGAAGCAGCCCAAGCAGCCGCAGCCCAAGCAGACGCAGCTGCAGCAGAAGCACAAAGACAAGCAGAAATATCATCACTTAATATCCAAATTACAGGATGGAATAATGATATTGGTATGA